GCGCTCCCATCCGTCTTAACGACACCAAGGTATGGCACCACGGTTTGAAGTTTTTGCAACGCTGGATAAGCTCCGGTAGGATTCATAATATTAAAGCGTTTGTCCTGGTTCTCGATTGTAAACTTTGTTTCGTTACTAGACACTTCATTGTTTATCGTATCAACCTCTTCGAGCACGTTGACGCTGATGAGTTCATTCCCGGTATATTCATAGATAACTCCCATGCTAACCTCGACGATCCTCGCCCTCCGGTTGGGCAGCTTCCATTTAGTTATGGTTATAACCACTTTTCTGTAATTCTCTATTGTATGTTCCAAGATATACCTTACTAATATGTTTCCGGTTACCATTTCCGAGTGGAGTAACACATCCAGGCTATCATAAACATCAATTATAAAGTCTGCGGCGTATTCATCCGTTAGGGCATCGAAATATATTGTGAATCCAATACTGCTATGATCTTTGGTGAATCGTAAGGTTACAACCTGAGGAACGGGGAATGTTCCCTCTGGTCCGCTTAATGCGCCACTCCACCACCCCACTTCGTATCCTACTTCCTCGACGGTTGGCGGTAAGACAAAGGTACCGTCTAGCTTCCAGTAATCTGTTTCGAGAGTTGCTAGCTTGCCAGTCATGTCCATAATGGCATTAGTGATCTGAGACTTTTTACTTATGATGGCCTCGCTCGTTGCTGTGACTGTAGTATCTTCGGCTGCATCTACATCGACCAAGCGAAATAATACCTTTGCTTTAGTTTGTCGAGAGGCGGCTCCGATCGCTGCTTTAAATTGCTCAGTTACAGGTATCATTCGCCAACCTCCTTACTTCTCAACCAGAGTGAATTTTATATCCTTCCAACGCATTACGCCGCCCTGGTAGTCAATGGCCCCGGCTGTTCTGTCTTCTTTTTTGAATGTCCCCGTTTTTAACGCTCCGTCTTGCGGATCCGGATACTCTACCGAAAAGAACGTATTTGCTACAGCCGCCAACAGGGTTGCTAGGCCAGTCTGAGATAAATGGTTCCATCCCAAGTCAAGCTTTCTTTTTGTAGTAATAACCTCAACGATTAGGCCTCCGCTTGCATTTCGTTCGGTCTTCTCAATATTCTGGAGCGTAACCTGATAAGATGATGGCGTCGATATCTCTGCGCCGTCTATTTTAATCATTTGTTACACCCCCCGAAGTATTGCACTATTGCCGATGCGAGACTTTTCTTTATCAAGAGCAGGGATCATTACCCTTGCTAACTTTGTGCTGTCAATCTGGACAACAACCTCTCCACTACCGGATGATCCGCCTCCGCCCTGTTGTGTGAACTGTAGGGCACCAAGTACAGATGTTCCAATGGCGCTCGCTATCTTATCAACAAAGGCTGTGTTCTCCAAGGGAACGACGGCCTCTGTTCCGGATTCACCAACGCCGATCACGCTAGGCCTGTTGAAGATTCCACCGTCTTCGTACCAATCCACATTAAAATCTGGCCTACTAATCGTTTTCCCAGCGACCGTTATATCCTTCCACCCAATTTTAAAGTGAGGCAGTGGGATATGAATGGATGTAAACCCTGCTATCAAGCTCTTTATGATATCCTTTCCCCACCTTAACGCCTGTGAGGGGATTGATTTAATGTGCGCCCATACTTCGTTTAGCTTATTAACTGCTACTGTTTTTAGTTCGCCTGCTTTTGTAGCTACCGCCATCTTCATATTCTCCCAAGCCTGAGACATGCTGGCCCACAGTTCCTGGGCTTTTAATTTTATGGTATCCCAGTTTTGCCAGAGCAAGATTCCGGCAGTAACTAATGCTCCTATTGCCAAGACTAGCAATCCGATAGGGTTAGCGCTCATCACAACGTTAAGTGCTGTTTGAGCAGCTGTTACGGCCGCGATAACCGTGGTAACGGTTTGGTATGCCATAAACCCTGCCAAAACACCAGCAATGATCGGACCGATCAGACCCCAATTGTCGATTATAAACTTACCACCAACCATCAACCCATTAAAAACAACTTCGCCAACCGCCCAGAATGTGTTAAATCCTTGAGTAGCTGTATCGGTCCATTGTTGTAGGGTGCCATTAGCTGTGAGTTCACTTATCTTATCATTAAGCTTTCCCATACCAGCGGCTACCTTATCAAACAGCGGAGCAGTAGCTGTGGTTAGTGCCTGCATTCCTGTATCCATTAAAGTTGATAGCCTACCTGAAAATGTTTGCCCGAGCTTATCTGCCGCGCCTGTGTAATTATGGTTTTTTACTTCTTCTGTAACCGCTTCGGCGTATGTTTTCCCGGCGTATTTACCACCTTGCTTGAAGTCTGCCGCACTGAGCTTGATGCCGAATTCCTTTAAACGCTCAAATTCCATTTTGTTACTCTGTTTATACAAACAGGGAATGGCCATTTCTGCCATTCTCTCATAGTCACCTATGAGATCAGACTATATCTTCATCCCCAATGGGATGCCCTGCGCTTCTATTAATAATTACTTATTAATAGTCCACTACATCACCATGCAAAAAGCAGCCATGCATGGCTGCTTTTTGTTTTAGGTTTCCGTGGTAGTCGTTACACCTTCTAGTTTGTTTCCTCACTAGCTTGGCTCGGTATTATCTGCTTTTTTATCCTATGGTTATCTATGAAGGCTTTTACTTGATTCCTATTTCTATTAGGGAGAAGTTCTGTTGTACGAATAATCCCATATATGGGATAGTATTGATAAATTATTGCCTTTTCTTCCTCTCGCCAACGGTTATTTTTTATTAATCCCCTTCGATTCGCAAACGCTTTGACTGAACTATAGTTTCTCCCTGGTAACAGTTTATCCATTTCCTTCTTTGGTAGTTTTGAATAGTTTTCTGTTATTATTTCTATTTCTCTCTCTGTCCAAAACTCATATTTCACGCCTAATTCAGTAGCCTTATCTATAACGGAATATTCCGGTCTGCCTAATAATTTTGACGTATCCTTGGGCCCCAAAGAAGGATAATTTTCTTTCAATAAAGCTATTTCCTCTTTTGAATACCTATCTTGTCTTGGCCTAGATAATTCTTTATTAGGCCTTAGTCCATCTAGGAGATATAGATATTCATCAGGGACATTGAACCACATATGACTTTCTGTTTTTGCGTGGCAATTGTGACACACACAAAGAAGGTTTTGTAATTCATTAGCTTTTTTATAATCACCTTGGAAGAATCTATAAGGCACAACATGATGAACTATTAACTTATATCCTTGCTCTAATTCTGTTTTACCGCAAACTTGGCAAGTATTATTGTCTCTAATTCTAGCCAGATTGCGCATTTCAAACCAGTTAGGGCCGCGGTATTCATCATGTCCACCTTTCCACCAATTGCAATTTTCCCCTTGCCGGATTCCGCTTCTTTTTTCGAGCTCATGCCAGCATTTTCTCGAGCATGTTTTCCTTTTTGTTTGCGAAGGGACTTTATAAAAAATATTCCTACAAATAGGACAAGTTAAATATTCGCCTTTCCTTGATGCCATAGTTTTCGCCTTCCTTTACCCATTATTATATCATTAATAGCTTATTGGGTAAAGTTGGTTAAGAAGATTTCCACCGAATTCACAGGGTTTTCACGCGGCCATTGCTAACCGCAGGGGCAAATTTTGTCTACCCATCATGGCGTCGTTAATCGCTTCGGTTGCATCACCAACAGTCTTCCCTGATGACTTAAAGACAGATGCCATATCAGCAGCTATGGGAAGCATTTTCTCAGCTTCAAGGCCCATGGCTTGTAACTTAACCGTACTTTCTATGAGCTCAGGAATCTCAAAAGGAGTTTTAGCAGCATATTGCTTTACCCAATCAAGTTTTTTGGCGGCTTTTTCGGAATCACCCATAACGGTTTCAAGCGTTGCTCTGTATTGCTCCATGTTTGAGTTCGCTTTTATCCCTGCCGCCACCGCAGCTCCAAAACCTGTAGCTGCAGCTGTGCCAACAACCAATAAGCCAGCTCCGATTTTATCCATTGCTGGGCCTATACCTCTTTCGGCTTGACCAGAGAGCCTATTTAAATCCCTGATTGTTGCGTTCATGCCGCTCCGTAGAGATGACGCGTCAATTCCTACTCTGACCAAAAGTTCTCCTAATGATGCCAAGTTTACACCTCCTTCCCTCTGTTATCTAGGCCGCCAAGTCCAACGTTAAATAATTCAATGATTCGCTTCTGTTCCTGCCATGCTTGAACAGGTTTTTTTTCTTTCTTTTTATGTTCGCCAGGCATTTGTATGGGATTGAAATCTTCGCGAGAATATGGTTTCCTGCGTTTCCTTTCGTCTCGATAAATATTAGCAATAAGGGAGCTAATAGAGGCCGTGCGTTGCCACGCCTCATATCGCTCCCAATGATCCTGATCATCTAGTTCTTTTAATAAAATATCAAGCTCAGAGACCGTTAGCTCCTTCCAGTAATCAGGTTGCCCAAACGCCCTGCCGAATCTGACCCGAGCTTGTCCTGCCCCAATTTCGCCAAAGACAAGAGCGGACCGAGTAGGCGTTTTACTCCAGTAAAATTTACGTCAATCCACGCCTCCACAAAGGCTTCAATTTCAGAAGGATAACAGTCCTGGATATCAAGTCCCTTGAGCTCCGGGAAAACATCAACAACTTGCTCCCCGAGGCGGTCCACGACTTCAGCTACTTCACCACCAGAGACCTCTTTCCATGCGGTTCCTATTTTAGGAATTACGTTATCCTTAATTTCTCTAATTTTTAATTCACGAATTATGATTTCTTTACCCGCAATCTCTACGGTTTTAGATCGCATAACATTACTCCCCTTTAAGCCGAAGCTCTCGTTAGATGAATTGTGTAAACCCTATCTGCCTTACCCGCATCCTTCGTTACAACTTCGACAGTCTTAATTGATCCAGCTACTCCTAATGCAATGGCGCTAGACGGCACCCCGGACGCAACAACATTTCCATCAACTGTAATACTGTCAGTAGTTGCACAGGTCGGCGTAATTGTTACGCTAGTTACTGCCGTCGCGATATTAGCAACATAGGTATAGACGGCTCCATTAAAGACAGGAACGAGCGTCCCTGTTGTTACAACCAATCCCGTTAAATCAGGAGCAGTAGTAATGCCTAGCGCAGGTTTCCCCGTGACTTTTAGGGATGACTTAAAACCCATTTTTCCCTCAACAGGAGCGTCATCAAGCTCAAAAGATTTCACAAAAGCCTTAAATGTCCAAGTTGTTCCATCAGGGAATGTGATAACAAAATCTTGGACCGTACCGGCATTGAAATCATTTAATAGTCCGATTTGCCCATTTGTGTCTGAGTTAATAAAGTTACCTTCAATTGGTACATCTCCACCTTCGCGGAGTCCTTGAATATATTCCTTATAACCATCTGCCGACTGATGAGTAGTTACGTCAATTTCTCCAGCCGATAGTTTTGGTGAGCCTATATTTGTTAGTTCGGCAACTGTGCTTCCTGCCCTTGACAGGGTTGTGCCGAAGGTGGCCTTAGCTTCTGTCATTTTTCATCATTCCCCCTTAAAACGAATGCGTTATAGTAAAGTCTACTGGCACACAATGGAGACTTACTGGGGCTAAGTATTCAGTGTTTAACCCCTTCTGGAAAGCTGATCCTACGCTCAGATTCACTGTTGCCCATGATTCAAGAGCTAGGGTTACCTGATTAGCCACTTGAATTGCTTCCAGCTTAGTTTCTGCGTAGCAATTTATTTGTAAATCAATGTGCTCCATGTTGCTATATCCCTGGTGGGAGTATTCTCTCTCATTATCAATCCTCATGTATCCGCAATAAGGCGCCGTCCCAAGTTGTGGTGCTGGTTCTGGGTATACTCGATCTCCGATTAGTATAGATAGTCCCACATGGCTTGAGAGGTAGTCGTATAAGGCTTCTTCAAAAATCATGACCTAACCCCCTCAACCAATGCGCTTATTCTTGACGCAATATGTTTTCTTACAGCTGTTCGCTTTTTCTTTAGTGCGATCCTCAGAAACGGTCTTTCACCCTTTTTAGGATCTCCATGTCCGTATTCAATTGATGCCGGGTAATAATATCGCTTTCCGTCTTTGGTGAATTTAACAAATACATCGTTTTTCGCCTTGTCCATTCCTGCTCCAGCAAATGCTTTGCTTTTATCCTTATCCCAAGTCACAGCGCTGATAATCCCCGATCTAAGCGCTCCGCTTTCCACCGGCGCGTTAGCAATTGCTTGATCCTTTACGATGTCGGCAGCCTCTAAGACTATACCTCCAAACTCTTTAAAAAGCTGTTTCTGAAAGCCGCTGACATTCCTCACAATGCTTTCTAATCCTTCAACCCTCGCGGTAGTTCTCATTAGTCCACCGCCTTACAAAGCAACTGGATCTCCCTACGTCCTCCATCTGGATCGTCAGCCCCTAAGATATCGTAATATTTCCCGTCATAACTTGCACGCATCTTGGTTGTAACTCCAGGCAGGTACCGAATAACAAATAAATCAGTGATCTCAGAATTAACCTTTTGTGCAGCATAAAACTCGCGCGAGGTCTTATGTTGCTTTGATGCCCAAATTGTTGCAAAGGTTGACCAAATAGGAATCACTGATCCGGTAGTATCTCGAGTGGACGTTGGGGTTTCTATGACTATTCTTCTGTTTAACTTTCTTGAACAAATCATACTGGAATCACTCTCCGCATCCCCAAGAGCGCATTGCGAGCATTTTCAAGTTTTTTAGTTTCGTTGACATCACAATCGTCGTACAGACTACGCATGTGTAAAACCATGGCCCATTTAACACTCTCTGGAACATCATTAGCCATACCATACCCTGCGATGAATCGAATCCTAATTCCGTTGACTGGTTGAAGTGTTGTAGTCGGCCAAGTTTTGCCATATCCGAGCGCTATTTTATTGATAAAACTATCCGTGTCAACAATGTAATCTTCGGGATCTAGCGTTTTTTCTAGACCATCGCTGTCTGTATAAATTACACTGGTCACCGACTGAACCGGGGAGCATGTTTTGAACTCGATAAATTCTCTGTTTGGGAAATTATCTAATACCAACTCAAGCGTTTGAGTGATAAACTTTTTCCCTTGGTAGTCCTCGCAGAATTCACGAGCTGATTTTATGAGTGCGGTGATCAGCGCATCATCTGTTGATCCATCCACACGGAGATGTAATTTTGCTTCTGACAAGCTTAATGGCTCAGTAGCAGGTGGAGCGATCACTTTGATTGCCATATCACCGCCTCCAATCTTTTAGTTATAGCCACTTCATGGTTACTGTAATTGTTCCAAGGGCGTAACTTGTGGCCGCACCGGATGCAACCTTAAGGCAGAGTGTATCGCCGGCCGCTAATTTCTCGACTCCTGATGCAACCGCACTTTTAGTTACGGTTGTGTTTGCAGTGCTGGTAAGATCGAACGCTGCAGCTAGGAGCACGTCACCAGATCCTGGCGCTTCAGCAGCGGTTAACTTTTCGATCGTCAGGGTTCCGGCTTGACCGGCTACCGTGACGTGTCGCTCACTTGCTGCGATAATCTCACAAGCTGCAGGGGCAACAAAAAATGTTTTTGCAACATCTGCGGCGGCTACTTGCGGATACTGGACCGTAAATACTTGACCTTTTATGAATTGGGATGTTCCTAGCTCTACGTCACCATTTGAGTTAACGCTAAATACGGTAACTCCTGTTACTTTATTAAAAAACTCCAGGACCCCAGCGACCCATCTGGATCCTACATTTGCTACAGTCATACTACTCGCTCCTTCCACTCATTCGAGCACCCTTTATGGGCAGAATTAAGGGGCGACTACGCGCCCCGGTGACTAATCCTAAACTATGGCTGAGTTAGGTACTTCCTGTCCATATCTTGGCTCTGTAAGAACGGCAATAATTCCGCCAAGGACTGGATCATCAACAACTTCAACCGCCTTTAAGCGAATATAACCGTAACCAGAAGCAGCTAGTGCATCGGAGTCTACTTCAATTTTATAAAGCTGATTTGCTCCAGCTGTAGTAGCAAAGCCTGTTGCTTCAGCAGCGGTTAATGCACCGAAAGTATCTCCGGTCGTGCAAGATTGATACCTAAATGGGATTGCAACTACGTTTGTGGGAACAACATCGTCACAAGCCTCGACTGTGATAGTTGAGGTACCGACGGCCCCGGCTGCTTTTTGGATGACAAATTGAATGTGGTTAAAGTCCTTCATATTGATTATGTCGGTGTACTTGGTACCCGCAAACGCGTCTGCTACAGGTACAAGAGCATTAACTACGTGATTAAATTCTTTCACGATTATCCCTCCAATTTAATATTTTAAGGAACCGCGCTGGGCTCCTTACTGTGGGTCAATTCATTTCTTAACCTCGTGTTTCCAGCGCCACATAAGGCGAAACGGTGTCGGTCCCTTTGAATGGAGTAAGTGGCTTGTTCTTCTCTGGTTGTCCATCTGCACGATATGTGAAACGGAAAGCCATTTCGTTGTATTCAAAGCGCACGTGCATCGAAGAAGCAATTTTCAGCGACCCTTTGTCGGACATGATATATTGGCCCATGTCGATCAACTCGATATCCCCAGCTGTTCCAAGCGTTTCGCACTGCTCAATTGGAATAACCGGCATCCCGAACAGCGTGCCGTAAATATTGCCCGCAAGTCCAGTTGGTGGCATGTACACAAGTACCCCACTGGTGCCGATAGCAATACTCATGGTGACTACTTGAGGTAATGTATCCCTATTTACTACCCATACGGATGTAGCAGGGTTCCCATTGAAGCGAGCATACATCTTGATAATGTTTTCAGCCACGATTGTCTTGGCTACTTGTCCGGCCTCTTTTGCGACCTTGATTAAAGCGCCAGACTTACTGATTCCAAGTGGCATACCTGTGCCGGTACCATTAATAATTGCATCGTCGAGCTTGAATCCGGCCTCTTCTGGGAACTTCTTCATGATCCATGCCTCAAGGGAAGCAGCGTCTTCGAGCAAATCATCTGTTACATAAACTAATCCGTTAAGATTTCTAAGTTTCATATCGACGGATCCCATTTTTGGCTTGGTGCCAGTCATCTTGGCAGCTTCACCTTCCCAATACATCTGAATGCCACCATAACGACTTCCATTCACACGACTTGTCTCGTCGATCACCGGGAGAGACATGGAGTTTGAGTTTTTGCTGATAGGCATTTTAAAGGCCTTACTGACAAGTTTTCCTGTCTCATAAGCCTTGGCGAGTAAAACACTCGATACATCAGTGCCAACCAGAACACCGCCATCAGATGGGGTGGACTCATTCATTCCGGCAGCATTGGAGATCTTAAGTACTTCGCTGTTGAGCTTGGCAAGTTTTTCGCCGTACTCTGGCTCATTTTTAACCTTGTGAACCGCTTGAAAGTACCCACCAACGCTTCCAAAGATTTCACGAGTGATATTCTCTACGCTGGCAGGGTTCTTTGGTTGTGCATAAAGAGGGGTGTTTACAGGAGTAGCACTAGCTGCGGCCCTTGCGGCCATTTTAGCCTCTGCTTCGATAGATTTTTCAAGGTTCGCAATTTCGGCTTCCAGTGCATCGTAGGATGCCTGCTCCTCGGCAGTCATGGCTCTATTTTCCGCAAGTGCTCCATTGATAATAGCCTCTTGTTTTGCTAATGCGGCTTTCAACATTTCCTTAAAGTTCATTTTGTTTCCTCCTCAATAATTTTATTTTGGCTTGATATGCATTAACCGGAGCTACCGGCTGGATTACTGGTGGCGATGTCGGCTCAGCGCGAGCCTTTATCTTCTCATACTGCTCGAAAAACTTTTTCATAGCATCGTTGGCGCTGTTTTGTATAACCTTGTGGCTAAACATAAACGAATTCTCTACTGGCTGGCCTTCAACTGGCTCAGTGTAGAGAATTTCGTCAATGAATCCTTCCGCCAGAGCCGTTTTAGCGCTCATCCAGGTTTCGTTATCCATCATTTCGGAGATTCGCTCGTCAGATTTCTTCGTTTGCGTTCGGTATGCACCAATAATAGTTGCCTTAACCTCGTCTAGGACGTCTGCCATGTGTCTCATGTCCTTAGATTCGCCCATTGCCCAGGTCCATGGATTATGGATCATTAGGAGCCCGACCGGACTCATCTTGATTTCATCCCCAGCCATAGCAATCACGGATGCAGCAGAAACCGCTTTACCGTCTATTTTTACAGTAACCTTGCCCTTGTGTTCCTTAAGTGCATTGTATATACCGGCAGCTGCAGTCGTATCTCCGCCCCAACTATCAATCCAAACCGTAATATTTTTACCCGAATGACTAGCTAGTTCAGATCTAAAGGCGTTTGGTGATGCGGCCGTGATTCCAAACCATTCGTATATCCATGCATCATCATCACTGACAATCTCACCCTCGATACGAAGCTCGACCTCTTCTTCGTTCTCTTCATTTTTAACAAAATTCCAAAACGGCAATTTCCTCACCCTCTCTCAATTTAAGCTGCTCCCTTCTCGATAATCATCTTGTAGATCTCTTCTGCCATAGCCTTGACCTTGTCGGAGCCCTGAACCTCCTTGCCAGCCTCAATCATATTTGAGGGCTGTAAGTAGATATCTCCGTTAGGTATTGCTGGCATATTCTCAAGTTTCCGGATATCGTTAACCGATAACCAGCCCCACTGGCGCCCTGCTGCATATGCTTCGGCCCTGCTTTTGGCATCCCCGCGCAACAAGGAGTCAATCTT